CAAGCACAAACATATGTAACAAAGCTACATTGTCACACTTCCTCTTGGTAATCTAGAATTTTATTTAAATTTCTCTTGCTCGACACATTTTTCTCTACTGTTTCACGCTAACCTAATCAGTTATGCACTTTAACAAATACTCCACTCTACTCGGTAACCATTTATTTGGTGTCCTACAAAAACCAAGTAGCCAGTGCGTCCTAATGTAAACTCCGTATGAATGTCGACTAAGACATCTGCAGTGACCCCCAAGCACATGAGTCATTTGCAGTTATCAGCTACCCTTACTGCTTAACAGACCAAGCCCGCTTCTGGGAGCCTGTTAGCATGCTGATATCTTCAGGTGTTTACCTTTCCCGGTATGTTAACCGGTTTGTTGCCAATTCGTTCAATAGCATTCTCGCCTCACTTTTGTTCGCCAATAGTATACTCATTGCAGCTCTGTGGCCTATAACGGAAGCTGCTGTTGCACTATTTTGTAGTTTCGCCACGTAGGAGTCAATTATTCCTGCTGTTGTTAGATTCCATAAGAGAGATCTCTGGATTTCACTCAGCTCTGTCGTAGTTGCAATAGTCTCATAAATAGCTTCGTCAGCATTATTGTAAGCACCACGAGCCACTTCTCTTATAAGTGTATTCGTTGATGCCTTTAACAATGCTGCCTTAGCGACATTCGCAAATCTACGTCTGTTAATACAGCGGAGCTTTGTCCTAACTGAAGTTGGATTCCTCAATATTTCCTCCTCACTGACTTCTCTTGTTCCAGCATTCAGCATTCTTTCCACGAGTGGAAGGTATCCAGAGAACCTGTGGCATATCAGTTTAACATTGGCTAGACCATTTTGCACTGCACTAAATCCTTCGTTGGTTGCAAGTTGGTACAAGCTTGGCACCCCGAGGCCTCCAAGTGCAACCGGCATGTACGAGCATAAGGCCAGCCTATCTAGTTCAGGATCTTTGAATGAGTTGAGCCCCCAGCGAACATAGCTCTTAAACACCTCAACTAGCATACAGTAGTAACTTAGCCAACTACATGCTCCACTTTGGATTGCACCTCTTGCAGTTGACGCATGCCCTTCTATCTCATCGGCGATCGTAGGAATAGCTGCATTGAGTTTCTTTCCTATCCTCATGAATGCTTTTGCACCTGGTGTGACTTCACAACCATCATAAAATACTCTGTTAAGATACATAGCGGTAACTTGACTGATGAACGTTTTGTCCCAGCTGATCTTCAATCCAGCAAACTGGTAAATCTCACTAATGGTTCTCATGACTTGCGCTGCGACATCATTCTTGGGTCCAGCTGCTTTGCTCAATTTGATCCTCATTATTCCATCATCGATTAAAGCTTCCATGGCTGCAGACCCAACAACAAGACCCATCTGTTTCATTTTGTAGACAGCATACCCCATTAGATCAAGATGTGCAGCTGTGTTCATCCTTCCATGGAAACCCTCAAGATCGTTCCCTATCATGTCAAAACTATCTGAAACATCAAAGCGCTCAAATCTCAATTGTGATTTAGTGAAGAGATCATAACTTCTTGTAAAGGCATCATGGTCAAAGACTTCTGCCCACGAAGCAAATGCTTCTTCCTTAAACTCCTTAGCTTGCTTTGGTGAAAATCCATCTAGATCTGTGGAAAACATGATGTCATAAGTTGAAGCAAATGGGTCAGGTGTTTGAGTTATCTCATGTAACCTTTGGTCAAGTGTCATAGTATCTTTGCCCTGAGATGATCCTCTCTGCCGTGTTACATATTGAGCTATGTTGAATTCACCTTCTGAGACCATACGTCTGGGTTCATCAGATGCCATTGAGAATGCTCTTGATCCGGGTTTCTTCGCTTCTGCCTTCAAAGCTAAAAGGATCCAGGGCTTATAGAGAGTAAACATCTTCCCGGAGGTAAATAGCTCGTGCACCTGGTCCTGACTCTTGAACTCTTTGGAAAACAAGAACTTAAGGAGCTGATTGCGCTCAACAGCCGAATAGTTCTGGAGCTTCCTCCTGTCATCCTTGAAGCACGTAGGCGCTATGGTTTTATCTTTTATGAGTGTTGCTTCGTTACCATCAAACTCGATATAGTTGAACGTACCTTTGATGTTGATGTAGTCCACATGCTCAATCTTCAACCGCTTTATATCAATATTGGGATAAGCTAACAATTCAACAGGAAGGTCTGGGTCTAATCTGTCATACAGTGAGCCTGGCAAAGTACCATGGACGTCGTGATAGTTGATGATCCTATTCCTCTTCATATACTTACGGAATTCAACGATATCTGCTTTTCCATCTGGTCCGAACATGTTTGGCAGCGTGACTTCAGGGTTGCTCCTATGCGCGTTGATTGCCTTATCTGCTATGGAATCAACGACGCTGTAAATGCAGAAATCTGGGCAAGGGAAAATCTTGTTAAACTTTAGTAGCTCCATAGTTTCCTTCATACCAAACCTAGGGTTCCTAACAACGTTGAATACATGTTTTACATTGACTAGTTTATCAAGTCCTTCTTGCTTGAGCTTCTGCTTCTGGATCCGCGCTGACAAGTCAGTGATATCATCAGAATACGTTGCCAAAACAAAGAACTGAATAACGTCAAAGGCTCTACATAGCTTATTGCAATCATCTATGCTACACTTAGCCATAGCGCTTGTCGTTTCATCCATAAGTTGGTTGTAAGCATTGAGCATCAATTTTCCTAACGATGGATCACGATGAGTATACCTCGAGTAATACATGTGTAACTTTGCGTCCGATTGCAACATCTGTACGAGCCTATCGAAATCTTTCTCAAATAAAACCCCTGACTCATGTCTTCTCCTGTCATAGAAAAGGAGCCCACCTTTGAACGTAAACACGACAAGTCGACCTCCTTTCTTTGGCATCTCCTGGTAAGGCAACACACTGATCAATTCAGCATCAACCTTGTTGACAGCTTCCCCTTGTTTTACTAGTTCCCTAACTTCCTCAAATGCCTCAAGAAGATCCCTATCTTCGTCCCTCTCATTTGCTTTGTCAAGCCCCCTGTCCAGCACCATATCTCTCCATGTTGGCAATATCTGATCCTTTTCCGCTGAAATGTCCACTAACTTGATCCCGTCCCTGTGTCTCTTATATTGTACTGTCCTACTCCTAACAGCTATACTTCTCATCTTCTTTGAATGTCTAAGAGTCCACATAAACCTTACAGAGTCTGCGATTGCTTCTTTCTCCAACCAGTCACCTTCTTCTGAGGACCTGAAATACTTGCCCGCATTTTGCCACTCGTCATGTTTAAGCCGTGCCGAGGCGCCCGAAATGGTGAAGGCCGTATCGACAAAGGACGATAAAGCTTCTTTGTTGAGGATATCTTTGGCTTTCCAAGACCCGTCACGGAAGTTCCTGAACGCCCAATAGACTGCTCTGATCCCTGCGTACCGTAGATTGGTTGTTTCGAGTGTGTTAGCAAATTGCTGCTTGACAATCCGGTCATCCAAGATGTTACCGCTGGTATAGAACTTACGCCATCGCTCTGGGTCGCTACTGTAGTACTCCCATGCTGATTTTCCAGATCGATCAGGGTGTCTGACGGAACAGTCTCCAAAGTGGAATCCTGTGACCTCCTTAAGGAACAGAGGTAAGCTGTGGCCATACCTAAAAGGTAGGCGATTAGCGATGTGACGAATTGGTTCGATTGCATAGCAAGGATTTTCCCAAACAGACATAAGTTAAACGGTAAGTTTGTACTGAGCTCGCACGGAAAGAATTAAAATCAACGTTTCTATTGGCGGTAAGGGTGTTTCATGGATTTGCTCTGCAATCGTTTGTGCTTGTG